CGTTATTCATTCACATCCTAAGAGATTATCACAAGATGCGATTAATAGACATCCAAAGAGTATTTGCCGAGAAAGGATACTCAATCCATCACGCTACACTCTTACACGCTGAGAAGAACTTTAACGACTATCTAAGATTCTCTCCAGACCTAAGACAACTAACGGAAATGGTTTTAAATAGTTACGACAAGAAAACATCATTTAAGATACAATACATCAAAAACTCATTAAACGACATTACAGAGGAGAAATTAAATCAAATGTACGAATACATCAAAGAGGCTAAGATATGACCACAGAAACGCTTAGAATCGCTTTAGAGACCTTCTACGAATCAGGAGGATATTGGATAACTACAAATACACTACAAGATGACAATAACGAACGAGGATAATATGCAACTGATGGCAAGATACCCTGATAAGTATTTTGACTTAGCGATAGTAGACCCACCTTATGGTATTGATGCTGATAAAAACGCACACAAAAATGGAGTTAATTGCAAGTCAAATGGTTTTGCTGAATATAAATTAAGTGAATGGGATAGTAATATACCTGATGAAAATTATTTTAATGAATTATTTAGAGTAAGCAAAGAACAAATAGTTTGGGGTGGTAATTATATGACTGAATTTTTACCGCCAAGTATGTGTTGGATTTTATGGGATAAAGGACAAAGAAACTTTAGTTTTGCTGATGGAGAATTAGCTTGGACTTCTTTTAATAAAGCATTACGAATTTTTGAAATGCCAAGAGGTACTGCTTTGTTTGATGCAAAAAATAATGGTGGCAAAATACACCCAACACAAAAACCTGTAAAGTTATACGAGTGGCTACTTATGAACTACGCTAAAGAAGGAGGTAAGATACTCGACACGCATTTAGGTTCAGGAAGTATAGCAATAGCTTGTCACAATCTGGGGTTCGAATTAACCGCTTGTGAACTCGATAAGGACTATTACGAAGCTGCTATGAAACGATTAGAACAACACAAACAACAATTAACAATCTTCTAAGATATGACTACACAACAGAGAATTGATATGATTTACTACTACGAGAATGTATTAGAGAACGCTCTATCAGAAACTCATATAGAATACGCAAAGCAAATGATTCATCAACTAAGAAATGATTTCTCAGACTACCCACTAAGATACGAAGCACTTAAAAGACCTTCAGCGGCAAGACCAGTAAAGTGTGAATCAAATGGAGAGACTTACCAATCACTAAAGGAAGCAGCAGATAGCATAGGTATAAATAGAAACTTAGCATCAGAAATGATTAGAGGACTAAGATTTAATAGATACGGACTATCTTATGTAAACCAAAGAAACAAAAACCAATTCGCATCTAAGAAGATATATTGTGCTATAAACAATAAGACATATAAATCTATCGGAGAAGCTACAAAGGATTTAAACATACACAGAAATACAATACAAGGACAACTCAAAGGAAAGATAACAAACAAACTTAAACTGAGTTATGTTGAAAAGTAGTGATTTTTAGCGTTATATATAAAAACGATGATGTTCTTTATTTACTTGCCTAAGTATTTAGCCGAAGGGTAGAGTTTAATCGTTCTCTACCTTTTTTTTGATTTACAATTTTGACAGACAGACACTAAAAAAGAAACATTCTAAATAATGAAAGATAAAGATACATTTCTCAAAGCATTTAAGTTAAACAACTGCAATATCTCAAAGAGTTGTGAGGCTGCGAACATAAGCAGACAGACTTTCTATAATTGGAAAGAAGATGATGATGATTTCAGACAAGAGGTAGTAGCGTGTGAGGAGGCTTTGCTTGACTTAGCGGAATCTAAACTAATGGAGAACATTAACAAGGGAGCAACACCTGAACTCATATTCTACCTAAAGACAAAAGGTAAGAAACGAGGATATGTAGAAAGACAAGAGATAACTGGTTCAGAAGGAAAGAAGTTATTTGAAATCGAAATTATAAAGAATGAGACTAAAGACTAATGTTGTCTTTGAGCATTTAGATATATCTGATAAGAAGATTATTGCCGAGCAAGGTGGTACTCGTTCTGGAAAGACCTACAACATATTAATGTGGATTATCTTCAGGTACTCAATTAACCATACTGGAGAAACCATCACAATAGTTAGAAAGACATTCCCATCGGTTCGTGCAACTGTTATGAGGGATTTCTTTGATATTCTAAGGAAGTATGAACTCTACTCAGAAGACAACCATTCTAAGAGTGCTAACGAGTACATCTTAAACGACAACCTCATCGAGTTTATATCGTTAGACCAACCTCAGAAAATCAGAGGTAGGAAAAGAGATTTGCTATTCATTAACGAAGCTAACGAACTAACATACGAGGATTGGCAACAATTAGTATTTAGAACATCGGGTAGAATCATCTTAGACTTTAACCCATCGGATGAATACTCTTGGATATATGACAAGGTTCAAACAAGAGAAGACTGCGACTTTTATATCACCACCTATAAAGACAATCCATTCTTAGATTCGGCTATCGTAGAAGAGATAGAAAGACTTAAAGAAACCGATGAGACTTATTGGCAGATTTACGGACTTGGTCAAAGGGGAATATCTAAAGCAACTATCTTTCAGTTCCAAGAATCAGAAGTTCCAGAGGATGCGGAGTTCTTATCTGCTGGATTAGACTTCGGATATAACGACCCTACTACTTATGTTGAGGTGTATCGTAAAGAGAATAGTCTATACGCAAAAGAGATGTTATATAGAACTGGGATGACTGGTTATGATATAGCGAAGTATCTTAAAGAAGTAGAGTTGAAAGGTATAATCTATGCGGACTCAGCGAGACCTGAAATCATAGAAGAACTCAGAAGAATGGGAATACCTATCAGACCAACTAAGAAAGGTGCTAACTCTGTTCACGCAGGAATCGATGTACTCAAAAGACATAAGCTAAATGTCATAGGGGATAACTTTGTCCAAGAGATGAGAAACTACAAATGGATAGAAGACAGAAGTGGTAAACTAACCAACATTCCACAAGATGGAAACGACCACTTAATAGATGCGTTTAGGTATGCGACTTACAATGTACTAAGCAAACCAAATTACGGAACATACGCAATCAGATAAAAAAAGTTTGGTAGATTAAAAATGATTAGTATATTTGTATCAATAAACAAGACAGATATGAAAAAGTTTTTACAAAGAGACCCAATGAACATCTTTTACTTGCTTAGTTTTTACGCAGTAGGGATGATAGTAATGATAGGATTTATGTTATTAGGTTCAGCAATACAATCAATTTAGTTAAGGTTAATTTTTAGTCAGAGAGGGGATAGCAGAGATGTTGTCCCTTTTTTGTTTTAAAATAGGTCTAAAATATCGTTATATAGTTATGAAGATTGAAGTTATTATACCAAGCGAATTATCTGAGATTACTCTTGACCAATATCAGAGGTATGTCAAGATACAAGATAATGAAACTGATGAGAAGTTCCTACAAAGCAAGATGCTTGAAATCTTTTGTGGGATTAAACTCACAGACACGATGAAAATGAAGATGAGTGATGTAAACGCTATCACCGTAATCTTGTCAGAGATGTTTGATTCTAAACCTTCCTTAGTTCGTAAGTTCAAGATGAAAGGTGTGGAGTACGGATTCATTCCAAACTTAGATGAGATAAGTCTTGGTGAATACATTGACTTAGATACCTACTTAGGTGATTGGGAGAATATGCACAGAGCAATGGCAGTTCTATACAGACCTATCAAAGATAAATACGGAGAGAGATACAACATCGCAGACTACGAAGCTGGTGATGGTGATGTAATGAAGGATATGCCAATGGATGCGGTTATAAGTTCGGTGCTTTTTTTTTACCATTTAGGGATGGACTTATCTCAAGCTATGATGAACTATTTGGAGGAGTCTCAGGAGACACGCTTAGTGCAGTATCTCAGTTCGGACAAAAGTGGGGTTGGTATCAATCAATTTACTCACTCGCTCAAGGGGATATTACAAGATTTGAGAATATCACTAAACTAACCGCTCACGAGTGTTTTATGATGTTGTCATTTTTGAAAGAGAAGAACGATATAGAAGCAAGACAAATTAAAAGTAAGATATGAACACGGGAATAAGAGGATTTTATTTACTCACCGATTTGATTAAGGAACAACTCCTAAACGATGAGGATGTAAACACAGTAACATTCGGAGACATTACTGAGGTGGATTTATACAAGCAAAGTATATTTCCACTTTCTCATTTGATAGTAAACTCAGTTACAAGCGGAGAAAATACACTATCGTTTAACATCAGTATCTTATCGATGGATATTGTAGACCAAAGCAAAGAGGAAACCGTAGATAGATTCGTGGGCAACAATAACGAGCAAGATGTGTTCAATACGCAACTCGCAGTTCTTAATAAGTTGATTCAAAGACTAAGAATCGGAACATTATACCGAGACCTTTATCAAGTGGTAGGAGATGTAACCTTAGAGCCTTTTAAGGATAGGTTCGAGAACGAGTTAGCTGGATGGACTGCAACATTCGATGTAATGATTCAAAACGATATTAATGTCTGCTGATTTCAAGAGAACGCAAGATGAACTTAACCGCTTTGCTAAGTATGTCATTCAGCAATCGAGGACAAACTTAACTAAGGGGAGAAAGAATGTATCTGCTGACCTTTATAACTCTTTGGGATATGATTTGAATGTTAGTCCTAATTCGTTCAGCTTAGAGTTTTATATGGCTGATTATGGAGAGTTTCAGGACAAGGGGGTAAGTGGTACGAAAAAGAAATACAACACAATATACTCATACTCGAATAAGAAGCCTCCAATGCAACCATTAGCGGATTGGGCAAAGGCAAGAGGGATTAGACTAAGAGATGAGAAAGGAAAGTTTAAGAAAGGTAATTATAGAACGATAGGATTCATTTTACAAAAGAGTGTTTACGAGAAAGGTATAAAGCCTTCTTTATTTTTTACTAAGCCTTTTGAGAAAGCGTTTTTAAGATTACCCGAAGATATTACAGAAAGATTTGCATTAGATATAGATGACTTTTTAGACTTTACAAGATGAGTACAAAAATAAATGTTCGAAGCCCGTTTTATAGAAAGTATAGCGATGTTAATTTATCGTACGCTACTTTAAGCCTATATATATACGAAGGTGTTTTTTCAACTGACAAACCAGCATCCCCACAATACACTTTAGTAAAATATCCTAAAGGTGCA